ATCTTCTGTTTCTGTTTTATCTAATCCTAGTTGGCTAGCAAGTTTACCCTTACCCATGCCATACATCATACCAAGATTAATAGTTTTAGCGGTGCTTCTGTCTATGCCCGCCATATCGGCAACGGCTTGATGAAAGTCTGGATCTTCTGTTTGGTAAGATTCAATGACCTCGTCGGCGCCTTTCAAACCGCCACCGGTAAGCGCGGCGAAGTGGACAAGAACACGAGGCTCTTGTTGGCTATAGTCGAATGACCCCCACTTGCAACCCTCGTCTGGGACGAAGATTGATCGTATCATCGGTCCGATATTCTTATTCCTCATTGGAACTTGCTGTAGGTTAGGATTGTTGTACGAGAAACGTCCTGTAACTGTTCCCGCTCCTTCATCACTACGCATTTGATTAATATCGGCGTGAATTCTGTTGTCGTGCGAATGTCTTAATATTGTATCAATAAAAGTTGTACGCGCTTTGTTAAACTCTCTAGCGTGCACAATCATTTTAGCTAAAGGGTGTTTGTGTGTGTTTAAAAAGTTTTTATCAAACTTTGGTTGTTTAGTTCTCTCTGTGCGATCGTACTTAATTTTTAATTTATCAAATGCCTTTGCAACACTCATGGCTGCCCAGACATCTACATCAACTCCTGTGTCTTTTTTAATTTGTAATAGAACTGCGTTTTCTTTTTTTCGTAAATCTTTTTTTATTCTTTCTGCTTTTTGTAAATCAACACCTACACCTTTTGTTTTCATGTCAAGCAAACATGGAAAGAGCCGTGTTTCGAGGTCAAAGATACTTGATAACTCTTGCTTTATTAACTCTACTTTAAAATGTTGCCACAATCTAAGTGTAAGATCCGCGTCCTGTTCTGCATAGCTACCAACATACATTGGTGGTAATTTATACATTTCACTTTTAGCATCTAGTCCCCACTCCTTTGCTGCTTCATATAATAATGCTTCTGACTTTGTTTCTTTAAGATAGTCTCTACCAAGATCATTTAAGTTATATTTAAATCTATTTTCATCTATAAGTGGTGCTGCAACTAATGTATCAATAATTTTACCTTTTACTTCTACACCCCACCAACGTAGCCAACCCACATCATAAGCGGCGTTATGAAATACTTTATCACATGGAAGGTCCATGATCCGTTGTATTTGTCTCTTAATTATTTTTTCATCAAAGTTACCACCACCCTCATGTCTAATAGGAAAATAACCTTTCCAACCTTCAACAGCAATAGCAACACCGGCGATAAAGCCCTCGCCTCTAGTCCACCCAGGTCCTTTTGTTTTAATACTTGGATCGCAAGTTTCTAAATCAATAGCTATTTCTTTAGCGTCAGATAAATCTGGTATCTTCTCTGGTGGTGTCCACTCACTCGGTGGTTGGAATAGAGGAATCTGAGTCATTTATTTCTCCTGCAATGGCGGCATAACCAGCCATATCAATATAACAATCATTTGTTTTTTTGTTTTTAAGTCTTGCAACTTTTACTAATAACATGCAAATGGCTACATCGTGTGCTGATATTTCTTTATCAAGATATGAACTCCATAGGTTAGCAATGTTTTGATGATTAGTAACTTTATCGCCGTAGTCTTCTTGCCGTTGACCGGTAACAATATTTATTGTTTCTTCTAAAATATTTTTACTTATTCTCATCGGCCCTCTCTTTCTTTTGTATTGCTTGTAAATCATTTGTGAGGAGTTGTAAATCAAGTAGCAATAATTTAAGCTCTCTATCAACTTTCTCACGGTTGAGTTTTGGTAACTCTGCACGTATTTTACGTACTTGCTTTTCTGTTACGCGAACTTGTTTCAACGCAGTATCTATTGTAAACATTAAAATGCCTCCGTAAATTCTCTGTTCGATCGTGATCGAACAATGTTTAAGCTATGTCGTGCTCTTGTCATACCAACATAAAAAACACGACGTTCTGAATCTCTGTGCCGCCAATATTCTTCATCAGCCTTTCTTCCTAAATCAGAGAATAACATTACATTGTCAACCTCTCCGCCTTTTGCTCCGTGTATCGTAGATAAACGTACTCTTGGTTCTTTCGTAATCTTTTCACCTTTACGAAGAATGTTTTGAATGTAAATTCTTTTTTCTGGCTTTATGTTTTCTAAAGCCTTCATCCATTGTAGTTCTTTGTCAACTTTTAATCCGTGGTCCGTGCTAAGTTCTTCAAAAATATACATTTTTTCTTTATCTGCACCCTTCATTGCTTTGTGTTCTTTATCAACACCTGTGCCTGTTTTTATATACACGTAAAGATTTTTTGCTTCTTTGTAACTTATAGGTTTACCTTTTCTAACTCTTTCCCATGCGATGATAGCACTTTGTATTCTTTTATCTAATGATGTTCTATCTCCCCTAGCATAAAACACACCGTCAGATTTTAAATCTATTTCTAATTTATCTAAAATATATTTATCCCTAGCTAACAAAAGCCACTCACCTTGTTTAAGTTTACTAGATTGTAACTCCGGAAAAAATTTTATCTCGCCGTCATCTTCTCTACCAATCCATTCTTTTGGCACTCTATCTTTTACTCTACATATTAAGTTGTTTGCTTTTCGGTGTATGAGTCTTGACAGTCTGTAAGACTTATCAAGAATAACTCTTTCACCTTCCATGTTTATTAAAAATTCTGGTCTTGCCCCACAAAACTTAAAGATAGCTTGATCGTCATCACCAGCAATGTAAACACGTTTTGCATTAGAAACAATTCTTTCTACCATCTTCCATTGTAGCCAACTTAAATCTTGTGCTTCATCTATAATTACAACATCAAACTGTGGTATGTAATCTTTTAATTTTTTATTAAAACCAATAATCATGTCAGTAAAATCATATTTGTTTCTTAATTTTTTATAGTCTTCTATTGATTTATCTATGTATTCTAATTTTTGCCAACCACCTTCTAAGTGTCCTACTTCTGCAAAACCAAAATAATGTTTTGTAGTTAATCCTCTAACTTTTGCGCCATCGATTACTTTTGTAAATACATCGTCTGGAAAACTAACACCATAGTTCTCTACTTTAGCATTAGGATTACTTAACTTAATTCCTAATTTTTTAGATATGTAATCGTAATCATCATCGCCCATTACGTTTTCTTCTCGTAAATGTAATTGTTGAAATGCTAAACTATGTAATGTTCTGAAATAAATAAAATCTTTTGAATTATAATTAAAATTTTGTAATGCTCTTGATAAAGCTTCGTCTGCTGCTTGGTTAGTAAAAGCAAAATATCCAATTTTGTTTGGTGAAACTTTATTTTCTCTTATTTCTTTTTCTACTATTCTTAGTAAATAAGTAGTCTTACCTGTACCTGGTGGTCCAAATATTATCTTTCTCATTAAAAAGGTGTCTCCTCGTCCATGTTAGGTCTGTCTAGTTCTGTATCAACTTTCTTCTGCCATGGCACATACCACATGTAAGTTGTTTTGTTTAAAACTTTTCTTCTTGTATCTCCTCCACCTAACTTATCTCTTATATGTGCTGTCATTTCTTGTGTAGAAAAATCTTTAAATCTATTCTTTTCTAAAAACTTTTCTAATGAATCCATTTTAAAATATGCTGTCATCTTCTTAACTTTATCTGCTTTACCACTATCTGTTTTTTCTATATACTCCCGTTCTTCAAATAAAGCTTTACCTATTCTTATCTCATCTATGTTGTCAGCTTCTCCTTGATCTTCTAAAAACTTTTCTAATAAACTTTCAAACTTACCTGTCTTACTTATTTCATAAGGTAATTTAATTACTTCTACCTCTTTCATTAAAGCTTGAATCTTTCTGGTCCACATTTGTTGTGGCATTAAATTAGGTAAGGCATGAACTTGATCCATGCATGCTAGTCTAAACTTATGTTGATTATATAATTCTTCTGTCGATACTCTCATTCTTTCTCCATCAATATTTAAAAACCATATTGATTTATCACTTTGAAACTTTGTTAAATCACTAACTTTATAATCTATGTCATCACCTATACCATACGGTCTAGTCCTACATTGTATTGAAGAACATACACCACACATCGGTTGATCTTTACATTTGTATTGATAATCTTTTTTCTCGTGTTGTCTTATTGTTTTCTGAACTTGTTGAGATCCTAATGGTCTCTCCATGTACTTATGATTAAATTCATCAATTTTATTTTGCCAATCATCTGGCCATTTCTTTTTTGCGTAAACTGCGTATTGATACAGTGTGTTATCTCTACCGCCCTCTGGTATGCCTTGTCCCATTAAGGTTGCTAGACAAGGTGGACCATCATCTAAATATGCTAAGTCTTTTCTTCTTTCTATTTTAAATTTTCTTAAATCTTTTTCGGTCGTGCAATAAGTATCATATAAAGAAAAGAACTCGTCAAGAGTAGCACCGCCACCGTCATCAGTAAAGCCATGCCGCATACTGTCATCACCACCATGATAGGGTAAGTTAAGAAAGTTTCCCGTATCTCCTCTATCTGCTTTGATTTCAATTTGTTTTGGAAATACTTCACAATTCGCATAACCTAACTCTCCCGACCATTCT